AACGATGCGTTTGTTGTATTGAATCAAGCGTTGACCGACCTCAACAAAACTCGCCGTCGCACCAAGCACGCTGGCTGGAACCCTGAACGCTACATCTTGCGTGGCAACCACGAGGACCGCATTATGAGGGCAGTCAGCATGGACGCCCAACTTGACGGTGTTCTGTCCTACGAACAGTTCAATGACGTGGCGCTGGGCTGGGAGCCAATCCCCTACCTTGATATCAAGTGGCTAGACGGCGTGGCCTACTCGCACTATTTCTACAACCCCATGACGGGGAAGCCACTAGGAGGCACCGTTGACGCGCGACTCAAAACCATCGGGCATTCGTTCACGATGGGCCACCAACAAACGCTCGCGTACAGTCTCCGCTTTGTCGCTGGCAAATCTCAGCACGGCCTTGTTGCAGGCGCGTGTTATCTTCACGACGAGGACTATAAGGGGCCGCAGGGCAACGCCCACTTCCGAGGCATCATCATCAAGCACGAAGTTGAGGCTGGTGCGTATTGCCCTATGTTTGTCTCTCTTGATTATCTTTGTCGCCGTTACGAGGGCGTTCGGCTAGAAACGTATATGAAGAAAAAGTACGGAGTCATCTGGCAAGGCTGATTTGCGCGTGTCACAGGGATTGTGTACTGTGTTCGCATGCTAAACGTTAGTTGGAAAAAACAAGCCGCTTGTTCAGGGGCAGACACCAGTTGGTTCGTTCCCAATGAGGACGAATACATCACCTTTGCGTACAAAGACCGCGCCATTGCTTTTTGTAAAGCGTGCCCGGTACGAGAAGAATGTTTGCGGTACGCGTATGAAGAAAATATTCAGCACGGCATTTACGGTGGCATGACCAACAAAGAACGCCGCAAATACCGCTTCCAATGGAAAGGGGGGAACCGTGACTTTTTCAATAACGCTCGATGAAGAACAATATTCTGCGTTGATTGTTGGGCTTTGTTATTCAATTGTGAAATTGGAAAACAACAAATTGGCGCAAGAGATTGACACGTTGATGAACTACATCACGTCAAACATTGAAAAAGATTTGACAACAGAAGCAAAACTGTAGTAACTTTGTAATCACTCAAGAAAGGGGTAACATGTATCAAACAAATACAGCACTTATTACCAGTGCGCTAGTTGAAGAACTGCACGCTAAATCAGCAATTCCAAAGCCCACGGCGCTGGGAACAAAGTTTCGGTATTCTTCTGCTTTTGGCTGTGGCCGTCAGCAGGGATACGCCGCATTAGGTTTTGAACCCACCGACCCAATGGACGAATCGGGCGCTTGGGCAACTGGCCTTGGCACCATTGTCCACGAAGCCCTGCAAGACGCGTTGAGTCGCAAGTTTTTATCTGCTCGGTTTGAAGTTCCTTCTCAGTTTGGAGGCGTGTCTGGTTCATGCGACGCGTTGATTGCGACAAGCGAGATTGGCGACCTTGAAGGCACGCACGTTTTGTACGAACTCAAGACGATGGGCACGTACTCGTTTGACAAGCAAGTTGGATGGAACCGTATGCGCAGTACGACGACTACGCCAGAAGGTCCAGCCTTAAAGGCAATCGCTCAGGCTGGCATGAATGCTCTTGGCATTATGAAGGACAACCCCGACGTCAAGATTGAATGGCTTGTTATGGGTAGCGTTACGTTTGAGGCGCTGTCTAAGAACAAGGCTTCGACTATGGGGGTCGAAGGGACAAACCGTTTCCTGGCTGAGTTCTACATTGCTCGTGAAGAATGGGAACCTATTGCCTTTGACGAAAAAGACCGCATGGGTTTGTTGGAGTGGACTCTTCTTCAGGGGCAACTTCCCGGACGCATTGCGATTGATGATGACGGAACTCCCGTCAGCCTCAACCCCAACGGTAAGAACTGGCAGTGTGACTACTGTGCTTACCGCACCGCTTGTTTGCAGGACGGTGCAGATTTGATGATTTCAGAAAGTGTTCTAACAACAAACAAGGAGGCGGAATGAAAACCGACTTTACATACATGCGGGTGAAGAATGGACGAGTGAAGTTCATGCTGTTGCCCGAAGCAACTGAGGACGGCGGTTTTGACGTCTACCTCGAAAACGACAACACCAGGATTTTGTTTTACAAAGCAGAATCTTTTGAGGCATTGTTGGAGGCGTACAACGTCTTCGCCACTACCTTTGGTGTGTTAGATTTCCGTGTCGAGCACAAGTTCTAAGGAGAACAATGAAGAGCAACGAAATCAACGAGTTAGCCTCGGCGCTTGTTTCAGCACAGGCCGAGTTTTCGGCGGTCCCGAAGGGTTCTAGTAATCCCTTCTTCAAGAGCAAGTACGCCGCTCTCCCAGACGTGGTGGCCTCGGCCTCCCCGGTTCTGGCGAAGCACGGGCTTGCTGTTACGCAGTCCATCTCGTTTGAGCAGACCTACGTCAAAGATGACGTGAAGGTTTTTGACACCCTCACCACTACCTTGTTCCACAAGTCGGGTCAGTTCATTGAGAACTCAATGATTCTGCATTTGTCTAAGCAGGACCCGCAGGGTCAGGGTTCGGCAGTCACCTACGCCCGTCGTTACGCCTACATGTCTATTCTTGGCTTGGTGGCCGACGACGACGACGACGGCAACGCCGCAAGCCGTCCAAAGGTTCAGGTTCAGCAGAAGTCCGATGTTGGTCGCATTGTTGGACCGCCAACCGTTGACGAGGGAAGCAAGCCCGACCGACAGAGCGTTCGTGATTTGACCACGCAGTTGCGTGAGAAGTTGACCGCTAAGTACGGCGAGCCCGTCAAGGGCAAGCCCGAGGTCGAGGCGATTTTGGGTCGCCCTATTGGCAAGTTGTCCGAACTGAACGACGCTGAAATCGCTGGCGTCCTGTTGTCGCTGAGCGAGTGATTCACAAACACAACTGGTTATTGACGCTGTGTGCCTCGCCCTTCGTGTATTGCGCGGGGTGTGGCACACAGTTCAAGCCAGAAAATCAACAAATCAAGTACACCGGAAAGGTGCCTGAAAAGTATGCGCAAGTTTGAATGTCCCAAATGTCACTTGAAAGTGCAGGCTCGGGCTACTGACGTGTCACACCGTTGCCCCAGCAACAAAAATATAAACACCGCTTTCAAGTTGATTGAAGAGGAAACGAAATGATTACCGCAGGATTCTTTACCGTTATTTTCGCCATCACTGCCTACGCCATGTGGGGCAACGTATGACCGACAAGGTGATGACCCGTGAAGAGTGGTTGGAGTACGGCATCAAGTACGACTACTGCTCGGCCCCATTCTGTGCCATTCACGATGGCGGGCCAATGACCGACACGGAAGTTGAACTGTTTGAGAACGGTTTTGACCCGTGTATTTTGCAAATGCGTTTGGGTTGCCACCAAGACTGGGAACTGGACGCTCAAGCCTTCAAGGAGATTGTGTGACCTTTAGCCTTATTCTCAAAGAAGTACAAGCCATGCACGATAAGAAGAGCAAGGATTACGGACGTCCCGGCGACCCGTACTACAACATCCGTGGCTCTCAGGACTTTGGTATTCCTTCGTGGGTTGGCGCTCTGCTCCGTGCCAACGACAAGATGAAGCGACTCCAGTTGGCCGCTTCGGGTGGCAAGTTGTCCAACGAAGGTATTGAGGACAGTCTGCTGGACATGATTACCTACCTGACGATTGCCCTTGACGAGTACCGTACTTACAACTTCAAGTGCGTCAGTATGTGTACCAAATGCGGGGAGCAGTTCGGCGCTGACACCCCGGAACATTTGCTTGACCTTCAAGACCTTCACGACTGCAAGAAGGACTCGTACCAATGAACCACCTAGTGCGCTTTATTTTCTTCACCACTGTCTTTGTTGTGTACTTCGTGGGCAGTTTGTCTTACTGGAGGAAACGAGAGAACGACTTAGCCGACGCAGTGTTTGCAACTTTTGCTCAAACGGTTGTCGTCAGCATATTTGGCCTGTTTACGTTCTTCCTGTGGACGGTGACTAAGTGAAAACCTCAAACGTGCTGTACGTTCTCGCCATTATTGGCTTTTGCCTGCTTGCGATGTTTTGTACCTACGAGGCAAGCCGATGACCCCCGAAGAAATCCAAGCCCTACGAGAGAAGCACCAGCCTCAACCGCACACGGAATGGTTTCCGGTGTGTGCCACCTGCAACACCCAATCACCCTGCGACGTAATCAAGGTAC